CATTGAACATTCCATACTCTTTCTGGGATGAAAGCTACACGAACTTCAACGGCAGTCGTACTGCTTTGATCTTGTACCTTCGCTCATGTGAGAAGGACAGAGAACGTCAAGTTAACTTCCGTAACGAATGGTTTCAGTGGCGACTAAAGATCGGGATCCTAAAAGGTGAGATCCAGTTACCAGCTACATTCGACATCGACCCTAAGAACTGGTTGTGGGTGCCTGATGGCCTCCAGTACTGGGATACCATGAAAGAGGCTAGTGCTGACGAGAAGTTGATTAACATCGGCTTACGAAGCCGCACAGAGATCAGACGAGAGCGTTACGGGGATGAGTGGTCAGATGTAGCTAAAACATTGGCAGAAGAGAAGAAGCTAATGGAAAAGCTAGACATCTTACCTGAGTCAATGAAACCACCAGAACCTCCAGCAGTGGCAGGTGAAGGTAAACCTAAACCGAAAGAAAAGAAGGAGTCCAAAGATGGCAAGTAAGACTTATCTGAAACCCACAATGTATAGATCAGGCATTATCCGAGAAACCAGCAGCCTAGACGTTTCTGATGAAGGTGGACGGTTCAATGCAGGATACATAAAAGGTTTTGCCGTTATAACAATGGGCGAAGCTCTTGGGCACGAAAGCTGGTGTGACGAAGTGTTCATCCAGCAAGTTGCCGAACAATTGGAAGCTGGTTCTGACAAAGGTGTCAAAGCTAGATTCACCCACCCAAACCAATGCGGGGACAGTCTCAGCAAAGGTCTTGGACGAGTATACTTCACACGTGCAGAAGACGGTAAAGTATACGGGGACTTACATTTCTGGAAGGCTGCACACAAGTCACCTGATGGCAACCTAGCTGGTTACCTTCTGGACATGGCTCGTGACGACCCTTCTGCAATCGGTGCCTCGATCAGTTTCATGAGAGATCCTGAAGCTATGGAACAGTTCGCACTTGAAAACCCAACATCTCCTGATCGTAGGAATGTTAATAACTACCCGCATGTTAGACTGGGTCAGCTTAGGTTTGTTGATATCGTTGACGAGCCTGCTGCGAACCCAGACGGGCTATTCCATCGCGATGACACTACTGCTAAGGCAGTGGAGTTACTTGAGTATGGATTAGGACTGTCTGACAAAAAACCAGAACAAGTTTTGTTCGGAGTCGAACCTGATCGGTTACTCGGCTTCGTTTCCAATTTTCTTAACTCGCGAGGACTACAAGTCGTGGCATTAAATGAAGAAGGCACCAACGAGCCTATCGTTGAAGAAGTTGTTGAAGTTGTCGAGACTCCTGAAGTTGAAGAAGTCGTTGAGACTCCTGAAGTCGAAGAAGTTGTTGAGACTCCTGAAGTTGAAGAAGTCGTTGAAGAAGTCGTTGAAGAAGTTGTTGAAGAAGAAGCACCTGTCGTACAAGAAGATGGTGTCGAACTAGATCCTGAAGCTGCACATTCCCCTGTTGGGAAAGGCCACTTCAGCAAAGAGGAATTAGGCAACTACATCGAGAGCTTTGGTAAAGAACTCGGAGTTGACTACTTCATGAAAGATCTAGATTTTGCTTCAGCACAGTCTGCATACATCGAGCAGTTGAAAGAAGCCAACGCATCTCTTGCTGCTAAACTTGAACTGTCTGAAGAGACAGAGAACACACCACTGTCGAGCAACGATGGTGAACCAGTTGAAGAGAAAGGCAAGGGATTCAAAGTAACCTTTGCGTAATGAGAGACACTAACTTTTTGGGTCTCCTTCCGTGAGAGACCTTTTTTCTAACTCCTATTTAAGGAACACTACAGATGGCGAATGATTTTTTAACAGTTTCGGACATGGTTGCTGATGCCTACGATCTCTCTGGACAAGAGACTTCGGAAGTACGTGCAGCTGCACCCGTTATCGCAGCCCTCCCAGCCATTGCAGCGAGCAATGGAACCGTCCATAAGCAGTCGGTCATGACTCAGCTTCCTGTTACGGGCTTCCGTACTGAGAACGCTGGACGTGACTTCGATCACTCTGTTGATCGGATTGACACTGTTGACCTCAAGATCCTCGATTGGTCTTGGGCAGTTGACAAAGCCGTGGCAGACTCTTCACGATTTGCTGGTGGCAAGTCTGAGTACGTTGCTCGCGAAGGTCGCCGGCACGTCATGTCCGCAATGTTCAACCTTGAGCAGCAGTGGATCAACGGAACCAACCACATGGCTGATGGTTTCTTGGGTCTTGCTGACAGCGGAAACCTAGGAAGCATTTCTGATGACATGGTTGTAGACGCTGGTGGAACAACTGCCTCGACTTCAACTTCTGTCTACTTGATTCGACGCAACTCAGCTGAGTGTGGTTTGGTCTACAAGGGTGACGGTGCCGTTGAACTTGGCGAAACCATCACACAGAACTTCATCGATTCGAACGGAAAGAACTACCCTGCATACTACACAAGTGGTTGCGGATGGTTCGCAGGCTTCTTCGGTAGCCTCTACTCTGTCGTCCGAATTGCTAACCTAACCGCAGACAGCGGCAAGGGCATGACTGATGACTTGGTCTACCAAGCTCTTGAGCGTTTCCCAGCTGGACACGCCCCAGACATGATGATCATGAATCGTCGTTCACAATTCCAGATTCGTGCTTCACGAACAGCAACCAACGCAACTGGTGCTCCTAGCCCAATCGTTGATTCTGTTGCTGGAGTTCCAATCCTAACAACCGATGCTATCTCTAGCGTCGAAGCATTGTTGGTATAAGATTATGGCTAACCCAGCGAACAGAGCTTATCTGGCAGCTAGGTCAGCACATAAGAGACTAATGGGTGTAACCATCACTGTGAGCAGAGGTCTAAACACTTCTGCTCCTTTGGTGGCTACCGTTGGTTTCTCAGGTTCAGTATCTTACGAGTCAGATGGTACATCTCTCTACACACGTAACAGAGATTACCTCATCAACATTGCCGAATACAATGTGGGTGGTGATGCTGTCGACCCTAGGAAGTTCGACGTGATCACAGAGATCGTCAACGGAGTGGTCAGGCAGTTTCAAGTTTTAGACAGCAGTGGCGATGGAGTCGCAGCGTCTTCGGACAGCGGGTTCACGGTATGGCGAGTTCACACTAAGGAGTTGTAATGGGTAAAGCAGTCGATCTATGCGATGCTGTCGCAGATAAACTCCGAGAGACTTCATTCGGAACAGCAACTGTCACTAGGCAACTTGTGCCTGAAGTTTACAAGAAGGGACTTAACCCTTCGATCATCGTTGCTCTACAAGGCAAGACCTCGGTAGAACAGGATCGATCAAATGAGTTCATCGAATACAGAATTGGTGCTGGGTTACATTACCCTGTGTACCAAGAATCTGATCATGATCTCGCAATCAATATGGCTGAAGATATTCAGGACTGGTTGTCCTTGAAAGCAAACCGACACCTTGTAACAGGTGATGGGACTTTCTGTTTAGTGCCACCGTTTGAGATGGAAGCTCTCTTCGATCCAGCACAGGTACGTGAAGCAGGAGTCATGTTCTTCGTCACCAATTTCAATTACCGTTTCTATCAATCAAGGAACTCTTAATATGCCATGTACAGGATTTGATGGTTCACTAGGTATTGGTGCAGCAGGTGCTGACATCGATCTAGTAGCAACCTACACAGAATGCCCAAATGCTGGTGATGTCAATGTGACAATCAACGGCGACAAGGCAGACACATCGAGCCGAAAGTCACCTTTCAAAACTGCCGTAATGGGTGGTCTTGACTGTGAGATCACAGCTACGATTGTCTACGACCCGAACGATACAACTATCGCAACACTGCGAACAGCATGTATCAATCGCACCGCCCTCACCGTTTGTGCCTGCGTTGATTCACTTGATATCGGCACAGAAGGTATCGCCTTCGAAGCCCATGTGTTCTCGACGGACATCGCACAGCCCTTGTCTGAAGGTCAGACATACTCAGTTTCATTCGCACCAGCCTCATCAGGTAACGCACCTGAATGGGTACAACTAGCATAGGATAAACCATGCCAGACTTAACACCTACGGGTTTTGATGGAGTCCTCCAGTACTCAGCTACTGTAGCGGATCCACCTAACACAGCAGCAGCACTTGTTTCTGTCGGAGAAGCCCGAGACGTTAACTGCACTATTGCAGTTGACAAAACAGAAGTCACCGATCGACGTTCGCGATTCAAGCGTTACTGTCCTTCGATGATCGATGTAGAGATCACAACGACTGTGACCTACACAGCCTCCAGTAAGGAATTCATCGAGAGATGCTTGGCACGAGAAGTAATGACCATCGCATGCCTACACTATAGTGCAGGCGAAGGTATGTACATCACTGCTCAGTGCTTCACAGCTGACCTCGCAGAACCTCTATCA